ATACAAGTTGGAAAAGATTTGCAGGACATGGGTGGTCAACTCTCTCAGTGGGCAGGTGCAGTAGCAGACCTAGACTTTGCAGACAGACAATCTCAAAAGCCACCTTGGTATAAGGCTCTAGGTAGTGGCGTTGAAGCACAGGCAATGGAGATATGGCAAGCTAAAGAAAAAGCTGAGTCCATGCGTAAAGAATTAAAAGATTACATATCGGTTATGTATGGCCCATCTAAGTGGCAAGAGATACTTGAGATAGAAGCCAAGTTAAGAAAACAAAAGAAAGAACACGATCACAGACAAATAGAGATTAAACAGAAAATAATAGAGTGGTCAGCAGGTATAGCTGTATTTATTTTTTGTACGGGTTGTTTGTTTGGGTTTGTATGGATAGGAACTAGGTAGCAATGAAAAAGTTTAAAGGTTTTACCAATCAGCAAACACACACTCTCCTTAAAGAGATGGGCTTTACAGGCCCAGCACAGAAGGATGAGATGGATGCATTCTTAGCGTCTAGCCCTCGTGCTGCTGCTAAGATAGGACGCTACACAGACATTGCTAGACAGCGTGTAGAAGGCGAACCCCTAGCTCCATCAGGCTTTGCTGAAGGCGGTAAACCTGTGTCTAGAATAAAAAAGACGGGACCACTAAAAGACGGTATAGGCGAACCTGAAATACCAGAGACAGAACTACCAGAGACAACTCAAAAGCCTGACTTCATATTAAAGCAAGGCACAGAAACACCTGAGGTTACTGAGGCAGCTACAGGTTTAGACGAAGCACAGAAAGCCTACAGCACTTCTATGGGTGCTTTAACAGATGCACAACTAGCTCTGAGTGGTGCAACTATACCTGCAGATGATGCACCGCAAGCAGACAAGGACGCTTACGAAGCTTTACAAAAAGCAGTAGACGATGCTGACCTAACAGTGACACAAACGCAAGCTGCTGTAAGCACAGCCCAAAAAAGGTTTGAGACTACAGACGTACCCTCTACTGGTGAAGCCTTAGGTAAAGCTATATCTACACCTAGCGCTATCCTATCACAGCCTACAGTGTACGGCTTGGAAGTTAAAGATGATCAGCTTATTGATAGTACAACAGGTCAGGTAGCTGATGCGCTTACTCTTTTAGTTAAGCAAGCACAGGCTGCAGATAATGTAGAGAACCCTGCAGTTAAAAGATCACGGTCTTATTTAGAAGGCCTATCTTATGAAGAGCGTATAGAGAAGTACCCACCATATCCTTATGCTGTACCTATGATAGCGCCTTTACCTGAACGTGTTCAAAAAGACATAGACGAATACTACGCATCACAGCAAGCACAGGTTGAACAAGATGCAGCTAAGGCTTCTACAGAAACATACGATGCTATAGAGTCTAACGCTGATGTTAAAGCAGCATTGTCTGAGTTTGCTTCAGCTACAGGTACACCATCAGAAAAAGCTCTGATGAGTGCTGTAACGATGACACCTGAAGATTTAGCACAATTAAAAATAGACCCCGCTAAACTAGATACTATTCGTGAAGTAGCACAGGTAGTCCGTAACTTAGAAGACGGTGAAACTCCAGATGCGGCACTCTTTGATAAATATACGACAGCACCTGATGTTACCTTTGAGGGTGAGGTAGAAAAGATTGACCCTGCCAAGTTTGAAACTACAACGCCAGAAGCAGACGCTAAAGTAGACTACAACCTACCGCCCTCTCAAGTTGCAGAAATCGAGAAGAGCAAAGTAGAAGATGCTGCAAGTTTTGATGAGTATGCAACTGCAGATGAAAAGAAGTCTGAGTTTGTACCTGAAGTAACAGCAGAACAAACATCTGTTGGTGCTGATGAAATAGCTGATGTAAATGACATCCTTAATGGTGAAGAAGTTATTGTCACAGCTAAGACATTGGAAGCTCTTAACGAAGCCTCTACTGCAAAGGCTGCAACTGCTACGTTTACACAACAGCTAGAAGCTAAGGCTGTAAAAGGCGAGGTGTCTGCCTCCTCTACTGTTGCGTATCAAATGGAAAAACTTATGAAGCAGTTTGACGATGGTACGCCACCGTGGGCTGCAGGTGCTTTACGTAAAGCTAATGCGGCTATGGCTGCTCGTGGTTTAGCTGGTAGCTCTATGGCAGGTGCTGCAATCGTACAGGCCGCTATGGAAGCGTCTATCCCTATCGCACAGTCTGATGCTGCTACCTTTGCTGTAATGGATATGGAGAATGTTCGTAATGCACAGGCTGTTGCTCTTGCTAATGCTTCTGCAGCACAGAACTTTGAGTTGACTAACCTATCCAACGAACAGGCTATACGTATTCAGAACAGCATGAACAATGCTAACTTACAGTTAAACAATCTTAGCAACGAACAAGAAGCTGTTCTTGCTACTGCACAGTTTAAGGCGTCACTACAAGGCCAAGAGCTAGACATCAGTGCTAACGTAGCTATTGCAAATGCTGCACGATACGCTGCAGTAAATGACATCAACCTAACTAATAGACAACAGACATCTATCTTGAAGTCCAGCCAGAACCTAGAAGTAGAGATGGCTAACCTGTCTAACTCACAGCAGACTGCCTTATCTAACCTACAAGTTAAAGCTGCAATGATGGGCCAAGAGTTGACTAATGATCAGCAGATGGCTGTGATTGAGAGTACCCAAGCATTTGAAACAAACATGCAGGACGCTACAAACAGACAGCAAGCGTTCATCCAAGACGCTGTGTCTCGTGCAGCTATGGAAGGTCGTGTCTTAGATAACAGACAACAGACTGCTCTTTTCAATATCTCTAATCAAATGTCTGAGCGTGAGATAGAACTTAACAACGAGCAACAGACAGCTATCTTCAACATGTCTAACAAGATGACTGTTGATATGGCTGACCTTTCTAATCGTCAAGCTACTGCTCTAGCTAACGCCCAGATCGAAGCTGCGATGAAAGGGCAAGAGCTTTCCAACAAACAACAGGTTGCTGTAATTAAGTCTGAGCGTATTGCTGAGATTGCTAACCTGAACTTTACAGAGTCACAGACAAGAGCACTGCGTAACTCTGAGATGGCTATGTCCGTAGACTTGGCTAACCTGAATAACGAGCAAGCTAAACTATTAGCTGACTGTGCTGCACTTACAGATGTTGACATGGCTAACCTAAACAACAGACAACAAGCACAGGCTCAGCAAGCACAGGCCTTTTTGCAGGTGGATATGGCTAACCTAGACAACGAGCAACAGGCTGTTATGTTTGAGGCGCAGTCACTTGTACAGAGCGTATTCTCAGATCAGGCTGCAGAGAATGCACAACTACAGTTTAACGCTGAAAGCATTAACCAAGTTAATCAGTTCTATGACAGCCTTGCAAACAACGTTAATCAGTTTAACGTAGCACAGTCTAACGCTATGGAGCAGTTCAACGCAGGTGAAGAGAACACCATGACTAAGTTCCAAGCTGAGCTTGACAATCAGCGTGATATGTTTAACGCACAGAACGAACTGGTTATTGCACAAGCCAACACCGTGTGGCGACAGACTATTGCTACAGCTAATACTGCTGCACTCAATGAGGCTAACATGGCAGAGGTTATGGCGGCTAACAATCTGACCATACAAGGTTTAGCTGAGTTGTGGCAACAGGAGCGTGACCTGCTAGACTTTGCGTGGACTAGCTCTGAGAAACAAATGGATCGTGACCACGAGTTAGTTAAGGCAGAGATACAAAGAGATGCAGATGAAGACACAGCTTACAGCACCGCTGCAGGGGGCTTCTTGTCTAGTGTCGTTACTGCGTTTATAAATAAATCAACTCCTGTTAAAACACCATAAAGGTATATTTATATGTCTAGCTTTGATCAAGTAATACGGAATATATTGGCTGATATCTTCGCTGAAGAACAGCAAGAAGAAACAGTACGTCCTAGAGCTAGGCCATCTGGTTTAGGTGCACCCACAACTAGACCACGAGCTAGGCCAGAGGACTTAGAACCTGCTAAGCCTACCGCTACTGAAACAACCACTAACTTCATCAACGAAATGGCAAGCTATGATGACTCCTCTGATGAAGGGGTTGAGATACCGTTAGCTGATCTAAAAACAGACGCAAGAAGTTTAGATGGTAAATTTAAAACTACAGCTACGGACTTAGCTAGACTTAATAGAAACTCTAGAGGGTCTAAGGTTAGAGTAAAGTCTGTTGTGCCAGATGATGAACTAGACAGTATCATGTCTGATATTAAAACTGTTTTGTCTACTTCACCTGCAACCAGAAAACCAATGCAGTTTGCCGATTTAGAAACACAGCAAATGCTATATGATGTTGAGACATCTGTGCTTAGCCCAAGAACACAGACCAGAAACCCTGTACTAGATGCTTCTACAGCACCAGAATTTACCCCAAGAGACTTTGAACTAACCACTAAAGACGTTCAATCTATGCTATCAACCAGAGGATATGATGTAGGTAAGCTAGATGGTGTTATGGGGCCAAGGACAGAGGCTGCAATAAAACAGTTCCAGAAAGATAGAGGCCTTAAAGTTGATGGTAAGTTTGGCCCTAAAACACGGGCGGCTATGGAAGCCTCTGCCTATTCTATACCTATGGATGTTAAGTTTTCTTCAGATGTTAGTGACATGTCAGACGCTCTAACTGTATCTGGCAACATTAAGAAAAGCAAAGAAGAGAAGCTAGACGTACAGAAAGCACTACTAGAGTTAGGCTACGATGTAGGTGCTATTGATGGTATTATAGGCACTAAGACTAGAGCCGCTATACGACAGTTTCAAAAAGATCAAAGCCTTAAAGCTGATGCTATAGTAGGTGAAAATACTGCAGCCGCTATGAATGCAGCCCTGTCAGGTAGGCAGTCTGTTGATATGGAAGACCAAGAGATTAAGGTGATTAAATCTAGTATAATCCCTATGTTGCCTGAAAGTGTGCAAGATGAAGCTGCGTTTGCAACAGATGTTTTTAAAGCTGTACTATCTCCTGTTGGGCGTAACTTTATGAATGACATAATGTTTGGTGGTAAGTTACAATACTTTAATCCTATTGCACAGCTTCCTTTTGGAGATCGTCTTGTAAGTAGACAAAACAAAGCAGGGGCAGAGGTTTTCTCACAACCTGCGCTAGACCTTATGAAAAAAATAGTTATGGATGAAGGTATTCTTGAAAAAGGTTCTGTCACTATTAGTAAGGATATATACAAACAAGGTGGTATAAGTGTAAATCAAAGGGGCGGCTCTGGTGCAAGGGAGATAATAAACGCTTTAGCAAGTGGTGATCAACCAATTAATGAATTAAAATTAATGCTGGGTCAGTTTAACGCTAAAATAGACGAGAATAATGACATCATTGTTACAGACAGGTTTAACTACAATGCCTTTATAAACCCTATAGATGGTAAGCAATATACACCAGATCAGTATGATAAAGCTATAGAGGCTGGAAAGTTTACGGAAACTGAGGTTTTAAAGGCCATCTTTAGCGGCGACTTAAACTACGAAATGGTACGTGCTGCAGGGTTTGTACTAGGCTCTAGAGATTACGAAGGTGATAACCCGAAAGACCAAGGAAGGGTATTTGAGATTAATTTAGGGCCAGTTAGTTAATGTTTGGCTTACCCTTAGAACTAATCACAATGCTTTTCTCCACCCTACTAGGTGGCTTCATGTCTATCTGGGGTCAGAGCATGAAGAACAAACAAGAGCAGAATAAGATGATGCTTGCCAACGCACAGTTCAGAGCAGACCAAGTTAATACAGCTAGGGATGCAGGAAAGAACGACAAGCACTTTGCTTGGACACGTAGGATCATAGCATTATCTGCAGTGTTCAGCATTATTGTCTTGCCAAAGCTAGTCGCTGTGTGGTATCCTGAGGTTGGTGTTTACGTAGGTTACACAGAGGCCACTGGTGGTTTCCTTAACTGGTTGTTTGGACCTGATGAAGCAATACAGTGGAAGGTAGCGCAGGGCTTTGTAATCACACCCCTAGACACACATATAGTATCAGCAATCGTAGGCCTGTACTTTGGTGCAGGGTTCACTAAATAGGAAAGCAAAATGCCAGTATTAGAATATAGTAAACCTATTCCGGGCGCATCTTTAACATCACATAAACCGGGTGAACGTCAGTGGGAAAGACCCCCTGAGATAGCTTCTGTAGAAGAGGCACTAAAGTATTACATGCAACGTCTATCAGATGATGAGGTCATTGATGACTTTATGGTAGCCGTGGAATCAGGTGTTGCTATCATGCCTATGGTTAAGGCTCTGTATCTCTCTAACGTTATGCGTGGTATACACAGCTTAGATGTAGGTATTCTTATTGCACCTGCCTTGTCTGAATACTTTGCGGCTGTAGCACGTAGCTACGACATTGACTACAAGATGTCAAACAAAGACTTCAAGAAAGAGAAGCGACAGAAAGAAGAAGCTAAGATTGCTATGCTTCTGCAAGCTGCTGTACGTGAAGCAGATACGCAAGACGAAGGTACAACTATGCTACAGGCTATGGCTGACTATCTTATCTCTGACGAAGAAGCACCTCAAGAGATGGCTGAAGAACAACCGCCTGAGGCAGAAGAAATACAACAAGTAACTGAACCTGCAGAAGAGCCTATGCCGCCTGAGGGTGCAGGTCTTATGGCGAGAGGTGTATAACTATGAGTATGAAAGCATTTGCTACAGCTTTTTTAGGCGATCAAGCTAAGGCTATCCAGAAACGTATACAAGACGCAGAGGATTACGAAGACGAACAGCGAGAGAAGGCTGAACGTAATAAAGCTACTATAGGTAAACGCAGGTCGCTTGTAAACCTAGCTAAGACTGAGATTAATCTACTTAAAAAGATGGGCGCTAAAGATAAGCACATAAATGCAGCTATTGCAGCAGGGCCAAAGTCCTTGTTTGAGTTCTCTCAGGCGCTACAGAAAGAAGCACAGAAGAGGCCCAGCGCAGGTGGTTCATATACGTTTAGTGAAAGCGAGTTAGATGCTTTTATTGAAATGCCAGAAGAGTTTACAACAGAGACAATGGACCCAGCAGAACACTACGCTAGGTCTATAGGTCTTGCTAAACCATCGCTAGGTAGCTACGAAGCAAAAGAGCAGGGCTTTGTAAAGTCGGCACTAGGCATGGGTCTTAAAGATTCTGTGAGGTCTAGGCTAGATAAAGATGCATACTATGAAGGCTACTCTATGATGGATATCAATGAGGTTGCCCGTCAAGAAGCATATGAAAGTATGGCTCCCGGCACCTACTTCTCCTTTAAACCTTCGGCGGCATACAATCCAGTAAATGTAGGGCCAGCGTTTAAAGATGCTTATGCAGATGCAAGTATGCTTAGCCAAGCAGTAAAAACACAGTTAGAGAGAGATTTTCCAGCACGAGCAGACTATGATGTAGAAAGAGATAAAATCATAAAAAGACAACAAGCAGGTGTTATTGATGCATACGCTCAACAGTTTGGTAGGCGCTTCCTAGAGGACACTTCTATAAACTTAGAAGGGGTGTTGGGTAGTGAGTTATACACGGCTACGTATGCAAGGCATTCTTCTTTAGAAGACCTAGAAAGATTCATGGTAGATAAAGTACTCGCTGATAGGCAAATAGATGTAGGTGTTACGTATCAAATAAAAGATGCTAACGATGCCATCTATGAATTTACTATGAATGAAAAAGATGAAGTAGATAGTATGACTATGAATGGAAGGGTTGTTCCTGAAGATATGATTGCAGGAGCTGTCGCAGACTTAGCTAAACAAAATCTGTTTAAGCCATCATCTATGACTGACCCTACCGCACCACCAAAGCCTGAACCAGTAGTTGATCCTTCAGAAGAGTTAGCTGCAGAGTTAGATGAAAGTATTTCGTACAGTAGTAATCGTAAGGTTGTGGAAGGTGTACCACCTAGACCTAATAGTTTTACAAGTAGGTTTACAGGGCTTTCCTTAGACTATGAGACACGAGAGAAGATACGAAGAGGCGAAATAACAATACCTGAACAAGGCCTTCGTGTAGATGAGTGGGACGAGTTGTTTGGCGACACACATAACCCTGATGGTTCTAGAAAAGCGCCCACAAACGAATACCAGAATCGTGATCGGGATCGGGTAGCTATGGATAGGCTTTACGATGAAGACCCTGACATGACAGCGCAGGAGTTTAACACATACCTCAGAAAACTAAGGAAAGACAACCCAAAAGTGACTGTTGCAGAGGCTGTTGATAAGCACCTAGAAAGTAAAAAACCTCAGGAAACAGTTGACAAATCTGTAGAATCTGATATACTAGACCTCAGAAACTATGAAACTGAGGAGGAAAAAGATGAAGCGTTTGATGCTCTTCCTATTGGTGGTCTTTTTTATGATGATGATGGAAGTGGCCCCTTTCCAAAAGGTAAGGAAAGAAATGGGTAACTATTCACAATATGCTAGAAAAGAAACCACAGGCAATTACGCAAAATACGCTGCTGTTCCAGACAACAATGTAGAAGCAACCTCTCTTGTAGAGAAACCAGAAAAGCCTGTACACACAGGACCATTTAAAACTAGGGCAGAGTTTGTGAAAGCTATACAGCCTCTTGCTAAAGAGTTGTCTGCAGAGTTAGGCATTGATGAGCGTGTCATTATTGCACAGAGTGCTGTAGAGACAGGCTGGGGAAGCAAAGTAAAAGGTAATAGCTTCTTTGGTATCAAGGCTCACGGTGGTGAGGGTATTGAATTTGCTACACACGAAGTTATTGATGGTAAAAAGGTAGCAACTAAAGATGTATTTAAACAGTACGACAACTTGGCAGATAGCGTAAAAGGTTACGGTGCTTTCCTTACAGCTAACCCACGCTATAAACCATTCCTTGCTGCTACTACTTTAGAAGAACAGGTTGCTGCACTAGGTAGGTCAGGCTACGCTACTGATCCTAACTACGCAAAGACAGTACGCAGTATAGCCAAAGGCAAAAGACTTAAAAAACTAGGCGGTTATTAATGGCACAATCTTTATCTGATTTCTACAAAAGCGTGGGTATGGACCCAAGCGGCCCTAAAGGTTTTACGCAACCTACAGACAGTAGAAACCCTATCACCCTAGAAAACCATGAAGAGATATTTGAAAGTCCTATCCCTGAAGGACAGAAGCTTAAAAAGAAAGACCTTCTTAGGTACGAGAACGTAAACACTATACGAAACTATATGTCAGCTAACAAAGGCGCTGACTATATGGACATGGACAAAGACGCTTTAGTAGAAGACTTTGTAGACCATATGCGTTTCTTCAACACTAACTCTTTAGGTACTGCAGGAGAGGTTCGCTTCATCAGTAAGGCAGATGATAACACGAAGGCTATGGCTGCAGAAGCATACAACTTGTATGACAGTATGGGTAATGTCTTTGTAAACGATGGTGCATACGGTGCTATAGACGGTGTTAAGGACTACGTGTTTGCTGCTGTAACAGACCCTACTAACTTCGTAGGTGTACTTACTGGTGGTTTCGGTAAGGCTGCAGCGTTGGGTGTTACTCAAGCGAGTAAGCAAGCGCTAAGGCAAGCCGCAAGTCAGGCCGCTAAACGTGCTGCACAGAGTGGTGCTACTAAGGAAGCTGCAGAGAACGCAGGTATTGAAGCAGGTACATTGATGGCTCAGCGTATGATTGCTAAGAGTGCATCAGGTAAAGAGGTTGCTGCAGCCGCAAGAAAGGCAGCTAGGGTAGCCAAGGCAGAGGTGCGCCTCAAGGCAGCACAAGCTGCAGCATCAGGTGTGGCTAAGGACAGACTAAAAAAAGCTGGTAAAGCTGCTGCACTACAGACAACAGCCATTGATGGTTTGATTGCTGGCTTGCAGGATATGTCAATCCAGAATATGTACATAGATGTAGGTGCTCAAGAAGAGTACAGTCAGCTACAGACAGGTTTATCTTTGGCGCTGGGCGGTGTAGGCGGTGGCTTGCATTACGCCTTTGGTAAGTTTGAAGGTGCGTCTGGTTTAGGTGATGCTGTATCTGAGGCTAAAGCATTAAGTCGTGCAGGTGTGGCCTCAGAGATACTTGATAATGTCAAACTAAAAAGTATAAACAAAGACATCGAAGCTGCAGAAGCTATGCCAGCCGCAACCAAAGGGCAGAAGACAGCCAAGACTAGAAAGATAAACCAACTCAAAGCAGAGAAGCGTAAACTAAAACGTGAGATAGTAGGCAAACCCTTACTGCCTGACGTTAAGGATCAGGAACGTGCTACGAAAGCCATCAAGGATGGTATCAAGAGATGGGATGAAAAGGTTAAAGCAGGTGAAGCTGTATTAGAAGAGAACACGGCTATACCTGAAACGTTGCTAAGAGAGATTATGCTGGGTAATGAGAACAGAGGGGGTGTTGCAGCCATCTTTAGAGAGCGTGGCATAAAGCTACGCAGAGATACTAAAGTATCTGACCTTATGACCAACCTTCTCAGGTTCATGCCTGAACAAGACTTACAGGATATATCTGTACTGTTTAGGCATCGTGTTGGTTTGACGTTGGGTGAGACTGCTGATCTTGGCGTAGAGATAGGAGAGATCATAGCTGCAGATGTATCTAGAGCAGGTAAGAAACTAGCAGTCATGTCGCAAGTTAGACGTACCATAGACTACGGTGTTGTGGCTGGTAACGAGATACTTGCCAGTACCCTACAAAGTAAAGAGATCAGGGACACGCTAGAAGAGGAAGGCCTATTAGGTACAGCTAAAAAAGCAAAACGTATCTCTTATGGGCAGAACGTATGGAAGCGTTTGCTCGTTTCATCCCCTGCAACCACGGCTGCAAACGTTATGGGCTACGGTCAGTTCTTTAGTGGGCAGGTCGTAGCAGACATATTCTCTGGTGGGCTTATGATGCTAGGTGCTGCAGGTAAGTTGGCAATAGGTGACGCTAAGGGAGCAAGAGAGCTAACTAGACAAGCTAAAGTGTATGCTCAAATACAAGCACAGAAGATGAAAAACTTTGCTGATCCATTTACTACGCACGACTCATACATGAAGCTGATGAAAGAGATTAAAGATGAGGCAGGTAATACAGACATACAGAGCTTACTGTTTGAGACTGTAGCTGGTGGTGTAGAAAGAAGCGCTAAGCGTTTTAATATGGACCCAAATGACCCTACATATAAGGCAGTAGAGAGACTAACAAACGCCTCTATGGAGATAACAGGTGTTCGTGTGCAAGACACGTTTACCAAGTCACAGATGTTTATGACTGAGCTAGATAAGAACCTGAGACTAAAAGGTGCAAGGCTAGACAAAGAACTAAACCTAAGCGATGTACTTAAACAAGGTAAGCTAGAAGAAATAGATGATGACGTTATAGGCGGTGCAATTGATACAACTCTTAGGTCTGTGTTTTCTAAAGACTACACAACAGATGATCAGATGCTTGGCGATGTAGCAAAGTTTGTAGAGAAAGCGTCCAACACACCGGGTCTAGGAACTATCATACCTTTCGGTAGATTTATGAACAACGTTGTTGCTACTGCATACCAGTGGGGGCCAGCCGCCTTAATACCTGCAGCAGCACGTATAGCTAAGACAGGCGATATCCAATCAGTAGAAGCTATGTCTCGTGCTTTGGTTGGTACATCAGGGCTAGGTTTAGCTATGCTTTACTCAGAGAAGCAAGAGAAGCAAGGCCTAGCCTTCAACGAGATTAACGCAGGTGGTGGTACTGTTGTTGATGTACGTAATGTATTCCCTATGTCTGCGTTCTTGGCTATGGGTAGGGCTGCAAACCTCAAGCGTAAGGGTGAGCCTGTACCTAAAGAGCTTATTCAAGAGATAGGAAATCAGCTTGCTATAGGACAGGTTGCAAGAGATGCACAGTTCTCGAATGATCTGTACAATATCTTTGATATGATGTTTAACGAAGGTGGTGGTAACAGAGGCACAACACTTGATGCATTATATAAAACAACAGGTAATATATCTGCTGGGTTTACTAGGCCTCTTGATGCAGTCAACCGCATGGTTGGGTTCTTAACTGAAACAGATACAGCTAAAGATGTTAGACAGGCTAGAGGTGGTGCAGTCTTTACGCAAAGCGCAACTAAATACTTTGATAATATACTAGAGGTATTGGTTGGGGAATCAGAGAACATCACGGGTGAAAAGCTACGAGTAGCTACACGAGAAGGTGATATATATGACGCTAATCCATTAGCTCGTATACTTGGTATAAGCGTCAAGCAAGGTAAGACAGCAGCAGAGAAAGCATACTCATTAGCTGAGCTACAGACATGGACAGCAGATCAGCGTGGTAAGATACCAATGTATGATAGGATATTCAACGAGTCTATAGCACCTTTGTTAGAGCCTAAGATGACTAGGCTGTTGAAGGATAAACGTTTTACTGAGGGGCAGGGGTTACCTGAGGGAACGAGCTTGCTGCAGTACCGTAGAGATAGAGTTAAGTATGAGCTAAGTCAAGCAAGAAAAGAAACAAGGGAGATGTTAGACTACTATGAGAATCCCGGTTTCTTAGATAGGCTACGGTACAGAGCTTCTACTAAAGGCACTAAAGAGCAGCAAGCAGAAGCGTTAAAGTACATGCAACGCAACGGAGTATCCGCAACAAGCATACGAGACTTTAACTTTCGAGAGTTAAATATGTTTAACTCTTACATAGACCATCTAACGTATATCAAAAAAGGTAATTAAAAGAAAAGAGGGGGCCGCTAAGCCCCCTTATTTTTTAGTTGTTGTAGAAACCTTTCAAGTAATATGATCAACTCCTTGCGTAGCTTTTCAATATCACCGTCATTGTCTCTTCCCTGTAAGAATCTTTTTGCCTCTTGTTCTAGCTTGCTCTCAGACATTTTCAGGTACGGATACACAAAATGCTAGGGAGTAAGCTGTTTCATTAGGCTTTGTTTCGTTTAAAAGATTCCTGATTTTTGCAGCAGCCATCCTACACTTATCGTATTCATCATACATTATAGGCTGGCTCTGTACATGGTGCATACCATTATTAAACATAATAAATACTAGTATCCACTTCATAAGACCGACTTAACTAGATCAACTCCATATGTTACAGCAGGTACTACAACGGAATCTACGATGCCAAAACCAATAACTGCTGTTACTAAAAACTGAAATGCTTCAACCATAATAATCTCCTTTATGTTAGGTCTACTATTTCACACACATCACCAGAGCAAGCCATTGTTTGCATTGCCACAGTGTTGTCTTCTTGTTCATACTCAGAGAGCTTAGACCAATCTATTCTATCTGGCATTGAACTTAATACTACTTCATACTCTTCCTTAGTGCAATCTTGATAAGGTGCTTGCTGATAAGTATGATCAGAGTGTGGCAAGAAAGACACACCTGACATCTCGTCAAAGTGCTCATACACAAATGCACCTACAGACATCCACTCAGAGTCACGCACTGTGATAGTTACACTAGGTTTATGTTCACACCAGTGACGCTGATACATTAACCAAAGCTCAAGTTGCTCAATAGCAGACATGTCGTTACGTGTTACTGCACCTTGAGGAGCCTTAACAGGGAAACTAAACACTGTTGTCTGCTCTGGCTTACCGTTCTCAGGTTCGTTAGGAATACCGCTATCAATCATAAACTGCGTTAGTGGGTCTTTGTTATCTCCACGTACAGTACGGATGTAGTAGGGGCTGTGACGTGCATGTATCCCACTTGAACTGTCAACAAGTTGTGACACCGTTCCGCTTGGCTTGACGCAAGTTATAGCTGTAGACTGAGGTATACCTAGACGATGTGACCACTCAGCATTTGTGATAACAGCTACATCTTTTAGATGCTCTAGTGTTTTATCTAGCCCTCTGTTCTTTGTGGTTAGTAGTCGGTTGTCCATGATACCTGTAAGAGATACACCTAAGAGCCGTTCTTCTTCTGTGTTTCGTTGCCAGATTTTTCTGAGGTAGGGGAACTTTGTGTACGAGCTTTGGATTGTCCCAAGTATAGTGGCGCATCTGACTTTTCGCTCCAAGTCTTCAATCGTGTCAGTGGATCGTACAACCACCTCTGTAAGATTGCAGAACTCATACGGACGAAGAATGATTTCACTGCACGGATTGGTCCCAAACTCGTGTTCAGGATCACGCCTACCATTCTTAGCGGCTTGCTTCTTACTTGCTTCACGGTTAAATACTCCTCGCTCACCTGACTTACTCTCAACTAAAGAAAGCCACTCTCTCATAAAAGTTTCCATGTCTGGCTTCTCAGTATAAGACACACTGTTGTTTGCTAGTCTACGGTGCTGTGCTGTTTCCCACCAGTGTCCTGACTTAGCGTGACGCATACGATCATCACTCAAGTTAGACAGAGATATCATAGCACTACGGCGTACACCGCCAACCACTACAACCTGACCAATAAAACACATCAGGTCATGGCACTCAATACTAGACAGCTTGCGCCCTTGTGCATTCTTGAATGTCTGTACAGCAAAGTTAAACAGTTCAACCAAAGGCGCTGGGCCTGAGGCTCTACCGCCAAAAGTTTTTAGCCTTGCACCTGCAGGGCGTACACGAGAGATGTCCCACTTAGGTATCTCACCAGCCCATAGGAGTGCCAGCAATTGACGGAAAGACTTAGCCCAACCTTCCTTACTGTCCCTGACAACGATGATGGTTTCACTATCGTAGAGGTCGGGGATTTCGGGGAGCTTAGAGATGAACTGCCGTTCAACAGAGAAGCCCACGCCAGTGCCACACAAGAGAATAAACATAGCCTCATCGAAGGACTTAGGGTCATCTACGGGTAGGTAACTACAGTTGTACCCTGCAGTGTTGTCACGCTCTAATGCAGGTCCAGCAGTCATCATAGCTCTCATAGAGGGCATGACATCTAGGTTCAGTATAGCATCACGTATGTTGTTTACGTAAGAGTCATCACCAATCTTAGTGCGTACTACATTATCCATGTAGCGCTCTACCGTATCACTCCAAGACTCTCGCCCCTTGCCATCAAAGTATTTTGCGTATCTAGATTTGTGTATAAATGATTGATAGTCTGTTGGTAAGTAGTTATCCATTATCGTTTGTCTCCGCTTCCTTTAAGTGTCCCTTTTTCTTTTCGTGCCTTTAGCTTAGCTATGTTGTTCTTAGCTACCACTGACATCTCTACGTTTAGATCACGACAAAGAGCAGCAATATACCAAAGGCAATCGCCCAACTCTGCGGCAATACCTTCTCTGTCGAGTTCTTTATCCCTGACAATTTTTTTAACTTTATTGGCTACTTCGCCAGCCTCACCACTTAGGCCCAAGGCTGGATACAAAATAGCTGTTGTAGTTGGGTAAATCGCAGTATCTGCTGCTGTTTTTTGATAGGCATCAAACGTAAAATCTGCATCGTGATAGCTTTCAAAAGCATCAATATCATCTTGCGTAATCATTACCATCTCTCCTTTACTTGTAGCTTATCTATCTCTATATCGTCTATGTCATGGAAGGTGTTGTGTATCAAGTCATATATATCTTCTGTGTGTGCATCCTCAACTAATGACAGAATGTTTCCATCCTCTTCTACCTCAACCACAAAGGTGACACTGAACTTCTTGTTCATTTATGCATCTCCCTCATTGACTCTAGCATCTTCACTAGATAGTACTGTGCCTTCTCCATATCCTCTACAGGCTTGCCCTTGTAGTTGTGCCTGTGTTGATACTTAATAAGGTTGCCGTGGCAGTACCCTTTAAACTCTTCTGGTGTTAGTCTCTCCTTGATATAGTCAATACATTCTATACCACTCAATGCGTAATGCATAGGCTTACTTACTGGATCGTAGTCTGACATTTAAGCACTCCCAAATGTTTTAGTGAAACGTGTAAGCTTTACTACCTTACCGTCTGTTCCTTCTACTTCTTCATACTTTTTTTCTAAAGGATCGTCAACACCCATTTTATCATTCCTGTAACTTTCTACTTCGTCATACAGGTCTTCATCAAGCTGTGCCTTATGTAAGAACGCACCCATAAGTGTAGCTAAATGTACAAGGTAAGCTGCGTCTTCTAGTTGTAACTCTTTTAACTCACCTACTAGTAAGCCTGTACTCAACTCTCCTGTCCAACCATCTTCATCAAAACTCGCAGGTTTTAATATCAAGGCCACCTCATCATCTTCTATGTAACGTTTCATTTATCTACCTTTTCTTTTAAGATAATCCTCTTACTCTTTATTACTCTGCCTTTCTCTTTCAGCCAATCCTCAGGTATGACACGGTGCGCCCAGATAAAGTCGTTCTTCTCACACCACTGGAAGTACCTAGTCTTAGAACCTTTGTATAGTTTCGCCATAGAATTACTAAACACGAAGCGTATGTCTAGCTGGGGGTGTTGCTTGCGTACCTCTAAATGTTTACGTCTGTCTTCACTATCGAAGATACCCTTAGTCTCTATGATGATACCGTTATCTAACATAAAGTCAGGCGTGTAGGTTCTATATCGTAGGTCTTCCCACTCTATCTTTAGAACCTCGTACCTGACCATACGTTGTTTGTCTTTGAGGTACGCAGCAACCTCACGCTCTAGTCCACTGCGATACCTTCTTGGGTTATGCTTCCTCTTTGGCTTGGGCAACGGATATATACTCCACTGTTGGGGGTGTCTTACCACCTTTGTAAACCTTAGAGGGTAGAGCCTGTAGATTAGGCCAGCACTTGTGCTTGAAGTCACACCACCCACACGTCCTAGACAGCTTCGTGTTACCACTAGCCTTGCCTCTGTAAGTCTCAGGCACAGGCTCAAAGCAACGCTCAAAGGGCGCATCACTGTTGATGTAATCATACGTGCTTTCAATGTCACTCATAGTCTTGTCTTGATCTACCTCACTGGCAGAGACATACTTGAAGTCACCGTTTGATTTGTTGACTACCCACCAGCCACCTACTTCTTTGTCAGCAGCCTTAGCGTAACCTACGAGTTGTGATACGTAGCCAAAGGTATCGTCTTTATTTAATGTGTGGAAGTCTTGGAACTTATTCTCATAGGACCACGGCGATGCAGACTTTACGTCATCCACCTTACCGTCAAGCACCATGTCATACTCTCCGCTAATCTCCTTACCTTTAGCTATTTGTAATGCAACCCGGTCGTTATCTTGGAAGTCAACCTTAGCTGCACGTAGGATACCTTTGAACACAGCCTCTACAATATCACCAATCATCATGTTGATCTTGAAGGATACAGGCTTAGACACCTCTTGTTCGGGGTGGTTCTTCTGCATCCAAAGCTGGCAGGTAGGACGCCCAATGTTGGACATCCTTAGTTTAAACTCACGCTTCTTAGCATCATCCTGAAACTGTTTGGTAAGAGCCGCACGTACATCCTCTGCTACTTTGTCAATAACATCATCAGGCATAGAGGCCTTACCATCAAGCACACCCCTAAGGAATGAATGAATAGCTAACTCCGCTACGTGATGCATTACTCAAAGTCCTGCACGTCAACGATCTTAGAAACGATATCTTCTTCTTCATCAGAGATACGCTCTACGTTTAACTCTTCCCACTTACTAAGGATATACTCGTTGTTACGCTCCACGTAATCAATGAAGTTACTTAACGTGTCGTTGTCACCATCAGCAAAACCTACAGTAGCACCTAATGATGCACTGATAACAGCAAACATACTACCGTTAGGCATTGATCGTGTCTCAGGGGTTAGGCCTATCAAGTTCTCAACAGGTGACACACGCTTAGTCATAAGCTTGCCGATAGTATCGTTAAGAGACTGTAGGCTTTCTCTGTTCTTTACGTCAAACACCACAGGAACTTCACCGTTGTGCTCTACAGAAGGCTCACCATCCTCTGTGAATGTATCATCAAAGGTAGCCATACCCATCAAAACCTTTACCCGACTAACGCTACGGATAAAGTCTTGCTGATCTTTAGGTAATGCTTTGAAGTCTTTGATGTACCCTGATGGTCGGCCTAAGTTAAACGTACCTAGTGTATCCTTTAGGTCTGCGTTTAAGTTAGTAGACATCACAGTACGTTGGAAAGCATTAACTGCACTGTCCCACTTCTGCCAGCGCTGACGCTCAACAAAAAAGCGAACACTTATTGATCGGCTAAGAAACAAATCATCACCCTTCTTAATCTTAAAGACAGGTGAGTTTGCTACCTTACCGTCTACTACTTCTTGGATCACTCCTGTAGATACACGATACAAGTCTGATGTTGGTTTAGATGTACTAGTACTAGAAGAAAAACCCATTGCATCTGCTAGGTTCATGTTCTGTACACTTAGAGGAACTACATTATTCATTCTATGTCCTTTCATAAAGTTAGAAGCCATGTTATATCATTAAACGTCTACTGTGTCAAGCCAATTGTTACCTATCTTAGCTTCTAATAACATAGGTACATTCATCTTTACATTGTAAGCTTTCTCAATCAAGTCACCAAGGTTGTCATTGAGGTAGCTAACTATTTGTAATACTTGATCTTTCTCATCTGGATGTACGTCTATAACCATAGAGTCATGCACACTATTTACAATGCATGAGCGATAACTATTTAGTCTATCATCCATTTCGTTAAGAACAACCGGGACTACATCACCTGTAGCAAAGCCTTGAACAGGGTAGTTCTTAATCATAGTAAAGTGAGATGGTGTACCGTTAGGCCTACGTATAACGTCAGGGAAGGCGTACTGCCTACCACTTACGTTGGTGATCTTATTAAATCTAACGGCTTCATTGCCTAGCTTCTTGTGCCACTCAGCTATACCTTTATACTTCTGAGTGAAGTGTGTGTAGTACGCAGCCTCTGCCTTACTTCTGCCATACCCTGTTGCCCCAAAGAGAGGGGCGAAGGTATGGGCCTTGGCATCTTGACGTGACGTAGGTTGCCCTGCATCACTGATAACCTTGGCAGTATAGCTGTGTACATCAAAGCCTGTGTCGATCTCATCCATAGCAGTCTTGTCTTGTGCAAGGAAAGCTGCGACACGAAACTCAAGCTGAGCAAAGTCACACTCCATGATCTGACCACCATCCCAGCGAGATACAAACACACGCTTTACGGGGAAGGTTCCACCTCTAGGCATGTTTTGCATGTTTGGGTTTCTTCCAGAGAATCTACCTGTACTGGTGATGTGCTGGGTAAGGTTGACGTGTAAGAATCCGTCTTGTTTGGTGTAGGTTGAAATACCATCCACAAAACTATTGAGATAGGTGCTAATAGCACTAAGCCTTTTAGCATCCTGTAAGAATCTCTTTGCTGAGTCCATCCCATTGTTACTAGCGGTTGCAATAAGCGCATCTAGTTTATCCTTTCCTGTTGCGAAGCCATTATAGCTTATCCATTTTCTACTTGGCGGTGGGTTAAATCCTAACCCTGCCATCTGTTTAGTTTCTTTAAGTCGGTAGCCCTTGCCACCACAGTCTTTACATATGTTTCCTTTCTTGAATAATGTTCCATCCTTCTTAGTCTTGAAGGTCGTACCCTTACCATCACATGTACTGCAGTGTAAGGGTATAGTCTTTAACATCAGGTTACTGTTAGCTGATATGATTGACTTGTAGTCCTCTGGTTTATCAGCGTACTCAAACAAGTCTGACCATTCTTTTTTGTTGTGTATCTTACGACTAAAGATAACCTGCGATAGTTGCTCTGGTGAGTTTAAGTTTATAGGCGTAGCGCCCATTAAGGTTCGCACCTCTGAGGACAGCCGGGTTTCGATATCTGCTTTTTCCCGTTGGAACTCATCTCTGACGTGTTCAAGGGCGGGTTTATCCACCCTGATTCCAGACATGTACATTCGTCCCAAGGTGCGGCAGGTACGGAAGGTAATGTCCTGAATACTTCTGAGGGAGTGGGCGGTGGGTTCGGCATAGTCTTCTTCGATGGACTTGTACAACTCACCAGTAGTACGCAAGTCAAGCTCAAGGTAGTGACTGAGTTTATCCAAGGGTATCTCATTTGTATTGTATCCTTTCTTGTAATACTGCTTTAGCGTATCATCCTTTTGATGCTCTAAGTTTCTGCGTATTGCACACTGCTCTAAGCTAAGCGGTTGTTTCTGCCCACGCTGTAAGATATACTCCGAAAGCATGGTGTCGTATATATCTCCATCATATTTAAAACCACTAGCCCACAACCACGATAAGTCATACTGTAAGTTGTGACCTATCAGTAGTGTTGTTGTGTCTAGCCATGCCTGTAGCTTAGCTTTGTTTTCCTCTGAGTCATTGCGCTCTGAGTGATCAAAGCAAAGTAAATCCTTTTCGTCTGTCTCTAAGCACAGCACACCTACCTCTGTCAGCGTGTTGGTAGGTTCAAAAGGGTCGTTAAATATCTTACCGTTACGTAAGGTAATGCTGTTCTCTACGTCTAGTACTCGTTTCATTATGCCATATACCTCGCTCTTGCTCCATCTAGTTCGCAGTGTACAACACCATGCCACCCACCACGTAACTTGTTCTTGGCTATGTTAAGGTGTCGCTGTGTGTCCTGCTCATCTTGCCCTTCTACTACAGGGTTCTTAGCAATAAGTATCATAAGGTCAGCCTCTGCTGCCTTGCCTGTCTTACTGCCTTCCATCATTGACTGATCCACGTACACCTTACCTTCAGCTACAGCAGACAACTGAGACATCCATATAACTGCACAGTCATACTGCTTCGCAATATTTCTAGCATGTATCGCTGCCTCTTTCAAGTAGATGTCTGACTTATCTGTGTTACGTGTTGCAAACTTGTCACCCATGTCAAGCACCAATATATCAGGCTTGTATGCTTTGACTAAAGCCTCAACCCAAGACATGTCCTTACCTGTGCTGTCGTATATCTTGATGTTGTCATGCACTGGTTTGTATCTTGTGTTAGCTAAGGCGTAGTTACCCTTGACCTCTTCCATAGACATGTCAGTAGCAGCACTAAGATACCTAGCACCTACACGAGAGTAATGCTCTTCGTTACACAAGACGATACACTTAGCGCCCTGCCTAGCAAACCCATCGTCAGACGCAATGAGAGAGGCATGGAAGCTAGTCTTACCTGTGTTGGGCCTTGCACCTACGATAACTAGGTGACCCCCACTGATACCCTCTATACGGTTGCGTAGTGATGGTATGTTAAACTTCCACTTAGACTGTACATCGTTAGCCTCAAGTAAACTGTCAATAGATATGTCACCCCAATCTATCTTGAGGTTAGGCATGAAGTCATCCTGATATGTGGATAGCAGTTGACGCATAGGCTCTAGTGTTTTCTCTGCTCCATTAACATACTTAAAACCTAGCTTAGCAATCTCTTCACCTACTACCTGTTGGAATAGTTTTGATAGTACCTCTTGTGCAATCTCCTTTGATAGTGGTTTCTCTCTGTCTATCTTCTTAAACAAATCCTTGTACATATCTTTGTTAGATGTAGTAAGGACGTTGCGTGTAAAGAACAACGCCTCAAGCTCAGCAGGTGTGATAGTCTTATCGTACTGCTGCATAGCGTAGTCTAACGTGTTCTTTATCTTACGTAGTTCTGCTGTGAACAACTTGTCCGGGGTACGGATACCCTTGTGATCTTCATAGAAGTCCTTGTCAAGTAATGTTCTTATCAGAGCGATTTCCATTAGCATCTCCATAAAAAATATAAGGTACAACTCTTCCTGTGTTCCACCGTTTAGCTTCTTCTTCTGCTTCCCACCTGTTGTTGAATACCCATACCTTATGGTCTTCTGTCCAAGGGTTCTCCCTACGGACAAAGGTGTACTCACCTAGTTCAATCTCAATCTCTACTGCGTAGGTCATTGCTGCCTTCCTGTACCAAGTGCCATCCATGACACAGGGAATAACTCATGCATCTTAACACTGATTGCTGCTGCCACCTTTTGTGTCTCAACTTGTGTGTCATTGGCACAACGCAGAACACACATATCTGAGAATGCATCCAAGCTACCTGACCAGTACCACTCAGTCACCATAGACTGTGGCAGTACCATACGTGCTTGCTCTGGGCAGACACCTTGATTAAGTAAATCTTTGTAGGCCTTGAGACAGGCCCAGTTTGTATCGCCCCAATCACCTACGTCAACTACACCCTCACTACCCTGCTTCTTATCTTCACTACGTCCACGCCATTCTATAGGCCGATAAAACTCAGGCTCATCGTCCACATACCTACGACTAATCTCATTCCATCGCAGGAACTTATGCTTGACTAGCTGACGTGCTACAAACATTGGTGCTTTGACATGGAACGTAGCAAAGGCATGACCAAAGGGTGACATGTGTTTGTGCTTGGCTAGGTAATAGATCAGCTTGGTATCTTTCTGTGACATAACATAGACACCCTTAACCATATCAATACACTCAAGCCCACTCTTCTTACCAAAGCTAACCCTAGCTGCATTGACCACACTAAGATCACTACCCATGTGGTCAACGTAAGTTGCCTCAATCATATTTATTCTCCTACATTACTTGGTTCATAGACTGCACCATTGTACTTACTGCCTGTCTTTTTTGTACCAACCTCTACTCCATTGTTACAACCAAAGACAACCAGTAATAATACTATTGCAATAAACATACATGATCTCTTTGTCCACTTGATGAACTCTTCAAAAGTTCTTTCAGCTTCTATCTGTGATGATTCTCTTGGGGTCATGCTATCTCCCTCAGTACACCCACCGCTTGATCTTCGCTTAACTTAAACCACTCACCTTTACGTTCAGCGATACGCTCTGATGCCTTGTGTGCATCACGCTCAGCCGTGTTACGATCATCAGAGTATACTGAATAGATCAACTCATAGTCACGCATAGGTGAGCTTGTTTGATAACCGTTAAGCCTGTCCTCTGCGTCTACTGCCTTACCAATCTTGATCCAATTAGGCCATGCCTTGTTGCGGATAGCGTAGACATACCCTTCTTTAATCTGCTTGTCTTTCTGCAAGGCACTGAACGCAGCGTCACCAAAAGATTTGTAGCGCCCCGGTTTGTACAAGGGGTGTGTTTGTGGTATGTACTTACCGTTTACCCACATACGATGCACGTTACTCTTTACATTTCTTTTCTTTTGTATTTCTGCACTACCTTTAACGTTCGTTCCTTCACCTCTGTAGTACTTAGGCTTACCTGTTCTAGGGTTGATGTTTGTCTGTGTCATGTATATCTCCTTTATGTTTCTCTTTACGTACTGGTTTAGGTTTCTTCTTATCGGGTATGACTTGAGGTTTGTACTTAGGTTGTCTCAAGTCTTTAGCCATAGGGTTTCTCGTATTCTTCATAGGCTAGTTTCCTTAGTTCATCTAAATCCTCAGGCCTCTCGTACTTCAAATCATCTTGAAGATACAGAGCATACGTAGGTAGACCTGTCCATAACTCTATGTTTTTCTTGTAGTTCAACGTTTTCTGTAGAGCATCAGGGTCTAGTGCAACGATAACCTTTTTTGCGTTGTCACTTATATGCTCTAAATGTTTATCTGTCAAGCTAGTACCAAGGATAGCAAAGCCTATCGAACCCTGTACTTTCTTAGCCACAGTGATAGCACTAATAACATCTTCGACTATAACATATGTACCATTTTTACTAGACATAGACCTTTTGTAGTAGTGAGCACTACCACCGTATCTGTACCACTTTGGTATAGCATCATCTAACGCACGTCCAATAGCATCTACTATAGTATTGCCTCGCCAGATAGGGAACACGGCACGTTTATCTTTGATGTCGTACAGTAAAGTCTCGTGGTCTAGGGTAGGCCAACGAGCTACAAACCTACGCAAGTGACCGTCAGTTACTTGACTGCTATCTACTACGTGTTCAGGGTACACGAAAGGTTCTTCTTTGTTAGTGTTGCTGTATGTTTCTACTAATGGTTTCACGAAGTAACTCTCCATCTCTTGTCGTGTCATGTCTGTGTCATACCTACCGCCAACATCACAGGATAACTTGAAGCAGTTATACTTCAACACACCCATCTTAGTCTCAGCAGTAAAGGTATTCTTGCTGTTGCAGAACGGACAGTCACCACGGTATGCACCGTTGCGTGATACCTCTTCTGCGTATTCTATATGTTTCTGCCATACTGTCATGTCACTTCTCCTTGAACGCAGTGCGCTGGGCTAGTGCCTCTGATGCACCAGTAAAGGTGTGGTTGATGTAAGGTGTCAGGCTGTTGATGTTAGTATGCCCACTCACCTGCTTGATCTGCGTTATGTCCACCCCAGCCTCAACCATTTCAGTGATGGCAGTGCGCCTCATATCCATAGCTGTTAGTTCATCTGGTAGATTAGCTTTTGCTAGTACCTGATTGACATACTTATGTAAAGTGGGTTTGATGTATGGTTTGTATGCCCCATCTCTTGCCTCGATTTGAGGTGCAACGTAGGGCTGGAAGCCAAACAAATCTTTCTGCTCTGTCAGTAGGCGGTGAAGGGCTGCACTAATAGGTAGGTGTACATCTTCACCACGCTTGCTCTGCGTCAGGTCTACACGCCGCTTGTCTAAGTCTATAGTAGACCAGACCAGCAGTCGCATGTCACCTACACGCTGACCCCACTCGTATGCCATATGTACAATCAAGCCAATGGATCGCCACTTCCATTCACTGTACGCTGTATCTAAGAATAGTTTTACTTGTCCGGGTTCCCATATAACTTTACGTGATGGGTTAGGTGTCTTGTCTAAGAAGGGCATAGGATTGTTTAAGTTTAAACTATTCTTGTTGCCCCAATTAATAAGTATAGACATGATCGCTGCGATTTTGTTAGCACGATATGTCCCTCTCATTAGCCAAGCATCATAGTATCTCTGCATCAGAGGCACATCTAATCTACTAAGACTGACGTGGCCTACATCATCCTTGATGATACCAAGACAGGCATGGTAGTCCTGCTGTGAGGCTTTACCTAGCTTACGGAAAGCTATTGATGATAAATACTCTGCCACCAACTGCCTTACGTTACCTGCCTTTACCATTGCTTGCGTGTCTTCCAGTATACCCAACATTCTGAACAGTGTCCTTTCCCTATTACAAGATCAATAGCCCACACAACGTTAAGCCTCTTGTCTCTTCGCCATTGCCAGTTCCTAGCACTGAATGTTTGACTGTTGCTACCACCTAGCAGTACGTTGACTAGTACACTGAAGGCGATAAGCACTCGCTTTATATAACTACGTATCATCATCATCAATACCCTTCCAAAGAAAGTAGATGAAGCCCCCCACATATGCAATGAGGAAGGGCAATATTATTTGTGAGCCTACTACCAATGCGCTTAGTCTCGCACACATAAAGAAGGGAATGCGCCTCGTAGTATCCACTCTGTACGGTCGATTGATCGTGCGTCATCCATTGTTAAGTCTAGCATCTCATGTAAGCTACCCTCTGCACCAAGTATAGTCTTGTATGCAAACTCAATAGCCTCACGTTGCTCTTGGCTTAGGTGTTCAGTAGCTGCATTCTTTTCAGCGTTGGCTGCATCACGTTCCTCTTGCCATTTAGTTTGGTTCTCTAATATTTCTTCTGCTGTCATAGTCATTAGTCTCTCTCCTTTTTAATCTGTTTGATCCACTACTACTAGATTGTACTCATCCATCATTTCGTGAATGTCTGATAGTTTACGTGCATAAAGGTATATACTTTTACAGTCGGTGTCACCAACAAACTCTCTGTATTCAACGTAATATCTATTCATTAGTCTCTCTCCTATATTAGTGTGTGGGATACCACAGTTCGCCATTGTCAATCATGCGCTTGACATCTTCTAGTTCTTCTTTAACGAAGTCAGCCCGATCAAAGTCACCAAGCCATTCTGCATCATCAATCTCTTTCTGTAGATCAATGTTGTACTGGTTGATAGGTATTGCAAAGTAGTCCATAGTATTCTCCTTTAGTGTCCGTAGTTACAGCCAATGCGCCATATGTCGCCTGACCTAGATTTAGTCCACCACTGTGCCTCACCACAGCAACCCTTGTTCACAGCCTTCTTGTAAGCTGCGATGTGTAGCCCATCCTTGAAGCGATAGGCTCTGTAGTTGTCAGCATATTCTAGCTCTGCCTTGTTTATCTCATAGAGTAAGTCTTCCCACACGTCAGCAGGTACTCTGTCGAAACCTTTGTGTTTCCAGTTCGAGCAGTCAATGCCTTGTTCTGCTAGTGCTTGTGTCCATTTACTCATGTGTTTACCTTTCTCTTTATCCCTACCAGCATATACCACAACAGTATCTGCTATGTCAATAGTCCTTACGTCTAAGTATTATATACCTTAGTCTGTACGGTGTCTGTTATGTCTGCAATCTTTGCGTACACTTGTTCCCAATCCCAATACTCGTAGGTTTCTACGGCACACTCTACGAACCACACTTCAAGCTCATCATGGGTAAAGCCACGCCAATTGTCAGGCAGTTCTTGCGTTAAGAAGTGTGCAGATATTGCTGCAAATAGTTTGTCATATTCTGCGCTATTCATTAGTCCATCCTTGTTACGAAGTACTCACCGTTAGGCAAGGGTAGTGCAAGCATAGCTCGCTCGTAGAAGTAAACGTTACCGTTGGGCGTACTCATCTTAGCAACGTATGGCAGGTCAGGGTCTTCAGGGTAGCGGTACGTACCATCTTCTAGTACCTCGCCCTTGAAGTGCCACAGTTCACCAAAGCCATAGCGCTCAGTCATGTAGTTTACGATGCCCATGTCTGGGCCTAGTAGGACGTACTCGCCTACCCAATAGGGCAGTATCCCAAGCATTTCTTTTAGGTGTTCTTTAGGTACATCAGGGAATGCGTTTGTGTTGATTGTAAGTTTCATTGTGTAGTCTCCTCTATCTCCTGTATTGTAAAGTCGCTATCATTAAGTATTTCTTCTGCGTCCATGTCTCTCACTTGCATTTCAGCATCATACTTACTAGAAGCTTCTACCTCGTAAGAGTTACGGATAGTTACATATACTATGTACTTCATTGTGTTAGTCCTTTCATTATGTGTGACACTACGTCCACAGTCCAGCCATTGCCAAGCATACGGTAGCGCTGTGTATTAGATACATGGGCAGTGTAACCCTCAGGCACTGTCTGTAATCTCTCGCACTCTAGCGGTGTTAGCTTTCTGTACTCAGTAGTACCCTTAGATATTTTAGGCTGTAGGTGTCCACCATCAGAGGCTACAAGTGATGGGCCTTTGCCATCAGGGTGATACACACGATTAACGTATGCATACTTGTCGCTGATGTCAGCGTCACCTACATGGCACATACCATCCTTGCTAAAGACTAGCTGTCTACGGTGCTTATCAAAGTATGACTTGAGGTTGCCACCCTTGAAGTAGTTAGCGTCAATGCAGAATGATTTGTCACGGTCAGTGAAGCCATCCTCTAAGATGTCAGACAACACAATGCCTTTGTCATCAGGCATACTTTCCATAGGAATGTTTGTCCAGTAGTACCTCTGTCTGTTCTGTGCAGACACTAGGCTACTGTTGATAAAGATAGGCTCAACACCTAGCGCCTCAGTGATAACGTCCATGCTTTCCTTCTTCATCTTAACGTTCTCAAGCAAGAAGTATGTAGGCTTTAGTTCCTTGAGTAGTCGCACGTATTCCCAAAACAGTTTGCTACGTGGATCATCAAAGTTAAGTTGCTTACCTGCAAAGCTGAAGCCCTGACACGGTGAGCCACCAATGAGCAGGTCAATCTCGTATGCTCGTGGATCATCTTCTGGGTAGCTTGTATGTAAGCCCTCATCTTCTGTGTGTAGACTTTGCACATCACCAAGCTGTACGGTGTCAGGAAAGTTTGCTTGTGTCACCTTGATTGCGTACTTGTCAATCTCAGCTGCGAAATAGTTTTCTACTTGGATGCCTGCCCTCTGAAGGGCAAGCTGTCCACATGACATTCCGTCAAATAGTGATAGTACATTCATCTTAAAAGCCTCCAGTAAGTTCTATTACAAACTTATTCTCACATGCAGTAGCGTTAAATGTCAATCCCTCTTTTGTTAAAAGGCCGATTACTTCTGCAAAAATAGTGAGTGTCTCGCAGTGTATTACATTATTCATTGTCTTGTCTCCTTTGTTTCATGGTAGGGAGAGAGGGAATCGAACCCTCTACACTTAGGCAATTAAGTTCTTCTCTGTATTACCACAGATTAGATTAACGCACCAGCGTACTCCCACATTACGATACCTCTGCTACCATACCAAAATATCTCTTGGCTTGGTAATCATCTAGAACATATTGCTTGGCTGTTGTCAAGTCTTGCATGATCCACGGACGCTTGCGAGCCTTGGAGTTGTAGCCAACAAGTGACACCCTCATGCCTTGCACTGTGGCAATCTTGGTAGTGTCAAAGTCACTGAGCTTAGCCATCTGCTCAAGGTCTTGTTCTTGCCTAGACTTGCCGCCTTCAATCATTACCGTAAGCTTGAACGTAGCCTCACCGCCACCGTATCTACAGTTGCCAATATCAAAAGTGAAACCGTCAATGCCGCTACTGTCAAGCACGGCTTGCAGTTGCTTACGTAGTTCTTTCAGTACTGGTTTTGAAAATTCAGTCATAGTCTTGTATCTCCTTTAAGTAGTTCAGCTATCGTGTGTAAGCTATCGTCTAGCTTTTTCACTGTGTCTTCATGTACACTAGAAAAGTAAAACTCATCTAGTGCTTTTAGTTTATCTTTTGCAGAGACACAATCATGCCATGCCTCTGCCAAGATATCCCTAGTCATATGGGTTAGCATCTATGTCACCCTGCAAAGTGGTGGAACTTGCGTTCAGTAGAGCGGTTAGGCTTGCGCTCAATGTAGATGCTACGCTTGCCAAAGTGTAAGCATGTCATGCATCCGTCAGTGTTCAAGCCTATGCGGTTTAGAACCTTGCGCTTGCGTGTCAAACCTTTGATGCCAGCGAAGTTAAAGCGATAGCCTTGTGTGCCATCATTGAGCGGTTTAGTTGCGAATAGTACAAACATTTTGTATCTCCTATTGTTTGTCTGATTAAGTTAGATCATAGTTTAGTTTAGTTGTCAAGCCTAAACATTATGTATACGTTTCCACGCAACCCAAGTCGCAGCTTGCATTTGATATGCAGTCATGCCGTGCTTTTTACCTGCCCGACTGTAGCAGGTCTGCAAGTCTTGTCTTATCTTCTTACCTATGCTCGGCACTTCCTGCATTGTGCGCCGATCATTGTTAGCTATGCACCAAGCATGACCGTCAATCACACACACATCTTTACCTATGATGCACCAAAAGAAGTCCGTGATCTTAGGGCCGTTGAGTATGAAAGCCACAGCGTCAGCGTCATGCGGTGTAGTCTGTAAGATAGACCACGCCTTATCACGCATTGTCTTATAGGTGCATGGCGTACAGCTTTCGACATAGCCACCAGTGACAAACGTATTGAGCATATTGTCAGCGTCAATCAAGTTACGTTCCCAGCGATTAGTCGGACTGAGTGCAGCAATTACACCGACTACAATGTGTAGCGGTAGTTCGTACTTGTCAGCCATACTTTGAGCGTCCGACTTAGCGTCAGCGTACCATGTCATGCCGTGGTCAATCTCTGACTGCGTAGCCTGATTGTAAACTTTCAAGATGTTTCTAGTGTACTGTGTCATGTCTTACCTCATTGTTAGATGTATTCAGTAAGACGCATCTAATTATAATTTATCCCATATGTCAAGCATATGCGGCTTTGAACCGTTAGACTAGATGCGTCCAAACAAAAGACATCCGACATCCTGTAGACGGACTGATGTATTTTACCGTTCTTGAGTTGGGCTTTGCATCCAACAATCGTGTGCTATCCACCCTTGCTCAAAGACGTAGTTCAAACGGTTTACGTCTATCGGGTTTCTTCACTAGTCCGTTCTTTAAGCGGATCATTTAGTCAGCATTGAGTAGATCACAATCTAGGAAAAACTACATAAAGCTCAATCAGGTTGGCTTGAACGCATCCTAGCTGCATCACGATACTCTGTAACGTCTAGGCTTTACGATACTTTATGTCTTCTTTCCCTTTACTCTAGGGCTTGTGTATTCAGTCTTGTTTATTTTCGTCTTGTAGTCAAGTCTTAATTTTTAGTCTTGTCTTCTTAGAGGCTCTTTTCATTATGCGTCTAGTCGGTTTGAGTACTCTGCTATCTGCTAGGTCTTAACCTTGTGCGTCTTAGTTCGTTTAAACTTCCGATGGATACATCCTTGCATGGGGTGATGATGGATACAAGAAAAAAATGCATAATTGATAAACTATTTTATAAGCTATTGATAAACAAAGGTTTTGTGGGGGTGTATCTGCCTAGCTTGGCAGGGGGGTATGCTTTAAGTTGATCTAAGCTGC